AGGCTTATGTGAAGATGAGTATTGGTATTTTGTAGATCAAACTGCTGCTTATAACGGTCAAAGAAAAGAAGGCTATGAGTTAATTCCTGATATTAGAGCTAGTGGATTAGAGCCTTTATTTATTAATGCTGCAACAGGAGGACTAACTTTATTTGGTCAAGTTGCTGTTTCTGTTGCTTTAACAACAATTGGTTATTTATTAACACCTAAACCAAAACCATTAGAAGCTGGTGCAAACATAAGAGGCGAAGATGCTATTGGTAGCAAGCGTTTTGCACCACAATTTTCTTTTAATAGTCTTCAAGAATTAGCGACTTTAGGTGACATTGTTCCTTTAGTATTTACTAATCAAATTAAATTTGTTAATACTTCAGAAGTTAGAGGAGGTATTAGAGTTAATGGTCAATTGTTATGGTCACAGCTTCTTAGCTTGGGTCGTTTACAACAATTAAAAGCAATTGCTTTATTTTCTTTAGGAAAAATAGATGGCAGACCAGATTTTGAAGGTTATGCAATTGGCGATCTTTTACTTTCGACTTACAGCAAAAAGAAACTAGATTTATTTTTCAAATCTAGTGAAATGAATCAAATTAATAGAATTGAACAAGGCGATAAATATTCAGAGTCAGAAGTTGCAGGTATGCCATATCGTTATACAGATGTTTTTTCTGAAAGGTGGCCTGTACCCAATTTAACAACAGAACAAGTTTGGCCTGTTTCTGGAACGAGAAATCCTACAACACAAGCTGTATTTGGTTTATACAGTCCAATGCCAAATGCAAATGTAGTAAAACTTCCTTATGAATTACTTTATCCTCAATCAAAATCTAGTAATCCAGCTAAAAGAGCAGTTGTAACTAAACAAAAAAAGATAGCTACTTTTTGGCCTACAAGAGCTGGTATAACAGGTGGAAATATTACTGGAGAGGACAATACAGTTACATATAGAATTTTAAAAAGCAATGCAGCTTATGACAATACAGAAGAAACAGGAACAGCACCTCATGGAATAGAAGATGTTATATCAATGATTCGTTCAATCAGAGAAGAAGTTGATTCAAATTTATCTGTTGGAGAATCATACATGATTGGAGATGCAATAATAGCTTGTACTGGAGTAGAAAATTTAGGTAACGAAGCAGAAGAAGGAACACCGTGGAGGCCAACAACAATATTAAATGAAAAAGAAATGTATTCAGGAATTGAAAGACAATATACTTTTAAAGTAGTAGAAGCAGGTACAAATTATGGAGATTCATTTAAACATCCAAATTTATTTGAACATGAAAACCAACCACAATGGAAACCTTGGTCTAAAGATCAACCAGAAATAAATGGACGAAAAATAAGAACTAAACAAATAATGACTGATTATTCATTAATATATGGTTTTCCTTATACAAATCCAATTTTACAAAGAGTTGCAATAGGAACTATTACGAATAGCAGACCATGTTCAATGACAGAGATAGGTCTAAAGTCAAAAGTCTTTAGTAGTATTAGAGGTGCAAATATTAATGGTATTCCTACAAAAGACGCTTTAGATGATATTTTTGATGATAAAGTTAATTTTCAATTAGGACAAGTTGATTTATTTATTAAAAGATTTTCGTTTTTTAAATTACAAGTAAGAAAAGCAGGAACTAATGGTGTTTTTGAAGATTTAACAAATGAAATTGAATCTAAACATACTGGATTGTTTTGTATAAAAGGCAATAGTCCTCAATTTCAATATAATTATATAAAAATTTCTCACCCTGAATTAGGACTAACAGACAATGATCAATACGAATATAGATTTAAACCTTACCCTGGAAATAACATAGCTCGTTTGTTAGCAAATGGAACAGGTTTAGATCAAAAAGTAAATTTATTAAATGCAAATTTATCAAAAGAAACAAGTGATAAAAGCGTACAAATTGAAGCAAATTTTCCATCTAATACAACTTTTGGTCAGTTTGTTATTACTTTTGCAGGTCGATCAGATTTTGTTTTAGATTTCAATGAAGTTTGTAATACAGAATGGATTCAATCTTTTAACACTGGTGGAGGTGCAAGTGAAGAGGGATTAGGAGGTGTTATTGAATTATCTAAGATGTCTCAAGTATTAGGGTCAGCTCCTGCGGTTTACGGGCCAAAAGCTCCTGAACCTCAACCTGAATATCAATACAACACAACAGCAGATCAGCCACACAACGAAACATTAGTTTCTTTAAATACAGATTATTCTGAAGACCAATGGGCTTGGGTTGCGTATGAAGATGGAAAAGAAGTTGGAGTTACCTTTACTGAACCAGGTGTTGCTGCTACTGATGTTGAAATTAAAAGTACTGAGATGGGAGGAGGAGGAATTATTATAATTGGTCAAGATGGAGTTCATTCAGAGCCTTCTAAACCTACGTTATCTAATTCGATTTATACTATGTCAAGTAACACTGCTCATGTAACAAGTAATCCTATTAGCGGTGATCCAGTTAATTATTTTAAAATCACAAAGAAAACACCTAGTATTAACTTAACAGTTGGATTGTCAGTCAAAGCTTATCCATAATTAATTATGTCTACTTTTAGTAAAGGTTTAGTAAGTCCAACAACTAATGGTTCTGGGACAGGATTGGTTTTAGAGTTAACAGTTAGTTCTAACTTTGATGGTAGTGCTGGAAGTGTTCCTACCATTACTTGGAACGCTAATTGGACAATTGTTGAAAAAGGAGATGATTATAAAGTAGGAGATACAATTACAATTCCCAGACCTTCAGGATTAGACTCTAGTGTTTCTTTCCCTACGAATGGAATAGTAGTAACAGTGACAGGCGTTAGTTTAGGAAATGACGTTTTAGATGAAAACTTAAATCAATTAGATGCAATAGCTGATTATGTTCAAATTCCAGGGATGGAACAAAAAAGTCATCAAGACGGCCCAGAACATGAAATTGTGTATGTAAATGAATTAATAAATCAAGGAACAAAGCCTACTTATATGGATTTAGCTATAGGTGGTATAAGAATTAATAGTGCAAAAGAGTGGACTAACTTTACTCAATTATCTGCTTATTTTAAAAAAGGAATTAAAGTTGCAGATCTTGTTAATAGTCCTGCTGGCCCACCTAGAGCAAGTAGTAATTTTGTAGAAATTGCTTATGCTTTATTAACTGATTCTTATTTAGGAGCTGGAGAGTTAGTTGGTGTTAGTGCTGTAGGAGAGATGTCAACAGGAGCTAAATTTTGTAATGGAAATGCTTTTACATGGGATGGAATTATTAGTAACAAGATTAATTTAAGAGATTTTCTATATGAGCATGGAACGTATAACTTGCTTGATTTTACAGTTATAGGAGGCAAGTTTAATTTAATTCCTGCTGTTCCTTACGACAGTAATTATCAGATTGATTATGATGCCAAAATTGATGTAAAAGCATTATTTACTGATGGTAATATTAAAGATTTGCAAGTTTCTTTTTTAACACCAGAAGAAAGACAAATATTTAAAGCTAATGTTCTTTATAGAAAAGAGACAGAAAATGGTTTTTCTGAAACAAGATCAGTAATGTTACGTTTGAAAAATAATCATGGTGGCAGTAATACTGATCCTATTGAAACTTATGATTTGTCTGGTTTTTGCACAACAAAAAATCATGCAGAACAATATGCTAAATATATTTTAAAATTAAGAAAAGAAATAGATCATGGCCTTACTTTTAAGACTGCTCCTCAATACGTTGTTAATTTAGCCCCTGGTGATTATTTTAGATTAGTTTCTGAAGCTAGTCATGTAGACCGTTATGAAAATGGAGTTATTACTGCTGATGGAAAAGTAATTAGTAAAGATACTATTACTGGATCTAAAGATATATATTATTGGAAACCAGGAACGACAGAAATAGGAGAAGCTACTATTAATTTCAGTTCTTCGATTGGATTACGAGGAGTTTTATTTACTTTAAAAAATACAGTTACAAGTAATAGAGTTTATAAGTTAGAAACAATTTCTTATGCTGAAGATGGTTTAGTTGAAATTTCAGGAAGTCACGCTCCATTAACAAGTACAGGTTCATTAGCTATTCTTGATGGGTGGAGTGGTGTATTAAGTCATTTCTTACCGTTAATCTGATGGCAACAGCAAAACCTTTTCCAACAATCAAACCTTCATCTAGGAAATATAACCCTGGTGAATATCCAAGTACTACATTTGAGTCTTTAGATGGTACGAAAACACATTTGCGTTATGGAAATAAAAGAGTTAATGCGACTTTGCAATTAGGTTTTTCAGGTATCACAGATGCTCAAGCAGCATTGATTCTAGAAAATTATGAAGACGTTAATTCTGAATGGAATTATGTGACGTTTGATCGTGGTTATGGAACGGCTGGTGTTACAAATACAGATCTTTTAGGTTATTTGAAAGAAGCAGCATCAGGTTTAAAATGGAGATATTCTGCCCCTCCATCAGTAACAAGTGCCTTTAAAGGTTTGAGTAATGTTAGTTGTTCTTTTGTCGCTTGTCTCGATTCACCGTAGAATAAACGCAATGTTTTAGTTAGAGATCGTGTCAACACTTTATTCAGGAAGGTCAGGAGCGTTATATGTAAGTGACGTAAAAAAAGCGAAGGTGCAAAACTGGAGTTATTCCATGAGTCAAGCTGTTATAGAAACTACTTCTATGGGAGATACTGATAGGACGTTAAAGGATGGAATAAGAAGTTATTCAGGTAGTGCAAGATTGTTTTATGAAACAACGTCAGGAGGATCAAACCTTCAAGATGTTCTTGAAAATTCAATAAAAGTAAGTGAAACTTCTTCGTCTGGTGGTGATGGAGAAAATGCTGCAAGTGCAGAATTAAAACTTAAGTTAGAAGTTGGTACGAATCGTTCAATTACATTCTTTGTATTTATTACAAGTATTGGAATGAGTAGTTCAATGGGTGAAGTTTCATCTTGTGATATTTCTTTTGAAGCTAATG